TGAATGTCCCGTTGATAAGGTCAATCGAACCGGAAACGGCGGTTGCAACGTCCTTTGTTGCTTTCTTGGCTTCATCGCTTCCCAATCCCTTGCCATCCTTGGTTGCTTCTTTCAGACGCTTCCACGCCGCACCAAGGGCGGTGAATGGGTTGCGCTTCTCAACCTCCGAACGTGCCTTGTTCAATTGGTCGGTCAATGCTTTCAAGTCTTGCGGGTTCAAGTCAACGCCGATGGTTGCTTTCATGCCCTCAATCTTGGCGATTAGCTTCTTGATGGTTTTCGTTGTCAACTCGTCAAGGTTGCCGAAAAGGTTTTGCCAATCTCCGGAATTTTTTATCAAGTCGCTTTGCAACTTGGAAAGTTCGTCTTGTTCCGCCTTTGCAAGTTTTTCAAGCAAATCTTTGTTGCCGTTCAATTCTGCAACCCGGCGGCGTTCGGCGTATTGTTCCGCGATGCGTGCCTTTTTCTGCTCATATCCGCCATATTGATTCAAGATGGCATCATAATCGCCGACCTTGCTTGTGTCCGTGTTGTACTTCTTCGTGCGGTTGGCGATTGCTTGGTCAATTTCGGCTTTTTCCGCGTCCGTGGATGCCTTTGCGCGCTTGCGGTTCAACAATTCCATGTCGGCGTTGAACTGTTCTTCAAGGCGGCGTTTCTGCTCCGCATAAGATGCGTATTCGGTCAACAACGCGTTCGTTTCTTGCTTCGCCTTTTCCTGTGCTTGCTTTTCGGCATTGTCAAGGGCTTCTTTTTCGGCATTGTCAAGTTCCGTTCCATCGTTGGCAAGTTGCTTGCGCTTCGCTTCGATGACGTTCAACATTTCGATGACGGTTTTTGCGTTTGACAGGGAATCCGACAATTCATTATTGAACGCTTCAAGGACGGTTTTCTTTGTTTCTTCCGCGATTGCATCATTCAGTTGGCGCAACTGCTTGTTTTGTGTCTTTGAACGATTGGCAACATCAACTTGCAAGATGATGTCGCGTTGGTTCTTCAAGTAATCAATATATGTTGCACCCTGTTTCAAAAGCCCGTCAAATTCCTTTTTCGCCGCTTGTTGAATGATTGGGTCGTTGGAATTGACCCATTTCAAAAAGCGGGAATATTCGCTTTTGTACTTCGCCAGCTTTTCAAGAAACGCATCTTTCTTCGTGCCACCGCCACCGGATGAACGATGATTGCTGCTGCCGCCACCATTCCCGGATGTTGTCGTTGTCTTTCCGGTGATTTTGTCGGCTTGCTTCTGCAATTTCTCAATTTCCGCCATAGCCTTTTTGTAATCATCGTTATTTGTAAGGTGTTTCAAGGCTTCTTGCTTCAACTGAATGGCTTGTTCAATCGCACCAAGTGAACCTTTCGTGTATGTTTGCGTTGCACCAATTCCGGCTTTTTTAAGGATATTCCATCCGTTCCTTTCGGCGTTGGCGGCGTTCTGAAATCCTCTTGATATTTCCGCACGCAAACCATCAAGGGCGGTTTTCGCTTTCTTCTTTTCATTGTTGGCGGTTTCCACCCAATAACCCGTGCCGAACGTTGATGTCTGAACCCACATGGATTTCGTGTCCGACATCGCGTTGTATTCCTGTTCTTTCTTGATTAGTTCCTTGACTTTTTCTTGTGCTTGCTGCAAATAGATTGTGGCTTTCGCCTTTTCGATTTGCGCATTGATGAACGCCGTTTTGTTAGCAACAAGGACATTTTCGGCATCAACCACATCACGAACGGAAACGCCCAAATCCTCAAACGCTTTCTTGTTGTTTTCAATGAATTGTTTCTTGGCTTCAAGGTCGTTTCCAAGTGCATTCCACTTGTCGGACAACTCCATGATGGATGCAATGGGCTTGTAAGCGTTTTCCGCAATGGCATTATACCATTCTTCGGTCGCTTTCTTGGATTCGTTTGCCTTGCTTACGAAATGCGACACAAGCGCAATCAACGCGGATATTCCGGCAAGAATCCAACCGAACACCGGAATGGATTTGATTGCCGCTCCGACCATGCGGAACGCTCCGGCAAGTCCGATGTTTGCCACCGTTCCGGCGGTTGCCGATGCGGTTTGTACGGCTTGCGCTGCTGCCGCCCCCGTTGATGCTCCAACGCTTGCGGTCTTTGCGGTGTTGCTCGCCTGTTCTGCCGCCGCATTTCCGGTTGTTGCCGCCGTGGACGCGATGGTTGCCGTTGTATCTGCCGCCGTTGCCGCCGTGGATGCGATTTGTTCACCACGACCGACCGCCAACAAGTTATTCCACCATTCCTTTGCCTTGTTCAATGTGATAAGGGAAAACGCGGAATCCTTGTTCAAGGTTTGCGCCACCTGTTGCAATCCCATCGTGATTGACATAAGGGATTGCACTTTCAACATTATCTTTTGCAAATTCTCGTTTTCTCCGGCAAACAAAGCAACCGCGCCTTGTGCCGCCGTGAATCCGCCAACAACACCATTCAAGCCGGACAAAATGCCCGCAAATGTCGCTTCATCGTTTGCAAGAACGCTTCCTTGTGATTGAATGTCGCCTTGGATGTCCTGTAAACGTCCAAGTTCATTCACCATCCTTTTGTATGCTTCCGATTGCTCGTCAATGCCGTTGGCAACCGCATCCGCCATTTCTTCTTTCAAGGCGCGGATTTGCTGACGCAAGGAAACATGGGCTTGTGCGGTGTTTTCCGCCGCCGCCCTTGCCTGTTCCATCCGGCTTGCTTCATCTTCCAGCGCGTTTGATTGTTCGCGCAACTCGTTCAACAAGGACTTGCGGGTTGCGATTTCACCCTTGATGGCTTGGGCGCGGTCACGCAAGGCACGATATTCATTATCGTTGCCGCTTTTCAACGCGCCGTTCATCGTTTGGGTTATTTGCTCATACTCCTTTTTTAGGGCGGCAATCGCGTTTTCGTGCATTTCGCACGCCGCGCCGATTTGGGAAAGTCCGTTGCGGATGTCCTCACTTGCGGATGCTGCACCCTCATTGGCGCGCTGCAAGTTGTTCAATTCGTTAATCAAGGCGACCATTCCTTGTTTTTCCCCGTCAAGTTCCGCGCGTGCCGCGTTCGCTTGCTCAATCAACGCGTCTTGCGCCGTGCCGGGTTCAACGGAATTGATGCGTTCGTTCAAGTCCGCAACGGTCTTTTCCAATTCTTCGATGACGCGCTTTTGGATTTGGATGCTTTCAACGATTTCTTGCGTTGTGTTGTCCATCGTGTCACCGCTTCCAACAACGGCATCCGAAAAGCCTTGAACACGGCGCAATGTTTCTTCAATCGCCGCGTTCATTTGGTCGTTGTCCATAATGGACGTAAAGGACAATGCGCCCCCGTTTACATCTGCCATATTTCTACATTAAAGAATTTACATAATTCAAAATCGTATCACTATTTTCTTGCGTCAACGTGATTTCCTCAACTTCGCCATCCGTGTTGTCGTAACTTGGCGCGTCAATCATCATGCGTTGCACAACCGACCACGCAATGCCATGTAGCAAATAATCGTATGTCCAACCGAAATGCTCACATATCGCACCCCGGCGACCAAGCGGGGAATTTAGCCCGCTTTGCTTTACTCTATCCGATTCGGCACGGTGGTTCTTTCGATTGACATCAATCGAATAGAGTTCACAAAATCCCCCAAGTTGCTCATGGTATTCACGATGTTGTAAAGCTGATGCAATCGGGACGGCTTGATTTTCCGGGCGAACAAGTCCGTCAATTCTTCCAATCTCTTTTCATCCTCAACCCATATCGTGCCAGCCTTGCAAGGCTTGGGAATCAATCGTTCTTCACCCAATGCGGCGATGGCAACGACCTTTGCCGCGCGTCTTGCGTGGAAATGCGTCAATGTGCGCGCCGCTTTCATGCTTTCGGGCTTCTGCAATTCCTGTTCGTTAATTGCAAATTCCACCCATTCAGCCGAAAGGCGGTCAAGCGTTGACAACGTGGGTTCTTGGATTGTGAACTTGCGCGTAACTTCGTGTGGGATGTGTTTCTTGACCAACCCCCAAAAGCGCGTCTTGGTTTCAAATTCCACATCCTTGACCTCAAAGGAAACGCCCTTGCCGATGATGGTGTTCAACTCCCGGCGTTCCTGTTCAAGTAGTGTTTTTTCGTCTTTTTCGCTGCTCATGTTGATAAAAAATAAAAAGTCCCCAAAGGCGTTTTTGTTACCTCCGGGGACTTCGGGTTTTCTTGTTTGTTATGATGCCCCGCGCCTTACCCCTTTTTAGGAACGCCGCGCAAGGCTTTGCCAGCCGTAACCGCGCAAGGTGTGACGGTAAAATCAACAAGGAAAATTCCCTTTGCGCTCATATCCGCGTTGATTACCGCTTCAATGTCGCCGTTGGGAATCTCAAAGTCAAGTCCCTGTTCGGTTACAACCTTGATGGCTTTGTTGGCAACAACCTCGTCACCATCATAACCCCATCCATCTTCACCAACCTTTGCGCCGCCAACGTATGACACAAGGTCATCCACATTGGCATCCATCATGGAAAACGTCAAGGTCGGCATCTTGCGCGACTTCTTGCGAACCTCCGGGGCGGCTTTGCCCTCCTCGTAATGTTCGGTGACATCGGCGGCATCTTGGGTCATCTTGCAAGTGTCCTTGTAAGTCTTGCCAATCTTCGCCATCTGCGCGGGCATTGTACCCGCCGCGCTTGCCGCGCCAACTTGGATTTCACACAAACCAAGTGTTATTACTGATGCTCTATCTGCCATAATTATGAAAAATTAAATTTGAATATTCCAATCAATGCGGATGTTTGCGAAATGCTGCTTGGTGTTCGGCTCGTTCATGATTGACATCGTGCCGGGTATTGCTTTGATTCCGTGAATCCGCGAATTACGGATGACTGCCGTGACTTCTCTTGCCAAGGCTTTCAATCGTGGGTTATTAGCGGACAACATCATCTTGCCTTTTATCTTCTTCGGCGTGTCGCTCACATAGATATTGACGTTCGATGTACCAATTTGCGGGGTGGTATCAATCGCCAAATCAACCGTGTTCACGACAATATCTTCTTCCGTTGAATTATCCGGTCGGTCGCCCTCATGGTAACAACCGCCCTTGGCGGATGTCTTGCCACGCAACAACCCAATCAATATTTCGTTTGTTTCAAATGAATCTATCATTCTGCCGCACGTTTGATGTTTGAAATAAGTTTCTCCAACATTCGGGGCAATTCCCGTTCTGCAAGGTGTTCCGCGCTTGACAACACGTTATATCCTTTCGCTTCGACATAGGCGGCATAATTCATTCCAGCTACAACCACAAGGGCAATGCCCTTTGTCCCCTTTCCGATGGTTTCCGCGATGCTTTGTCCGGACTTGATGCCCGTTTCGGCTGCATTGCTTTCCGCGCCGCTTGCCGCATCGAATTGGGAATGGATGGCAACGCCATCAACAAAGACTTCGTAACCCGTTGACGAAAGCAACGCGCCCGTCTGCATCATGTAACCCTTGTTTGTCCTTGCTTCGACCAAGCACATTTCGCCAAGTCTTTGCAACCGGGCAATCTGCTTTTTCTCAATCTCATTCAAGAACGCATCGAATCGCTTGCGCACATCGTCTTTTGTGAAATTCGGTTTTATAGCCATAGTCGTGAATGTAATTGTGCCGCATCAAAGTTCAAGCATATTCCGGAAATGCGGATGTCCGAACAATCAATATCGTTTGCAATGATGACGCGTGCGCCCTTGTTTACCTTTGGGCAAGACTTGGGCAACTGAATGACGGATGTTGCCTTGTAGGACTTGCCCCCGGCAACTTGGTATTCCGTACTTCTGCCATCGCTTTCTTCCCGGCATCGGGAAAGAAACTTGCGCGATGATTCGCTTTCCGACCAATAACCCTTTTCATCCTGTACGGCATCCGGGGTTTCCTCAATGAATAGGAAATGCGGGTATTGAACAATCTTTGCCATATCACCACATATTTGAACGGTTGCGAATCTTCGGACGGTTGACAAGCACATTTTCCTTGCCAAGTTCGTTGCAAAGGGCGTTGTAAAACAACTTGATGGCATCAATGTTCCACGAAACGGAATATCCGCCCTCGCTCACATTCTGCATCGTGCCTTTGAGGATGACCGAAAAGCGTTTGTAAACCGCCGTGTCGCACGCCTTGATGTCAAGGTCTGCATCGCCATCCAATCCAGCTTTTACCAAGATGATGTCAATGTCATCATCCGAAAGGTTCATGCCGTTCAACGACTTAATCAAGTATTCTTTGTTTGTCATATTTCCATCTTGCTTTTATGCCGCCGGGGTGTTATGCGCACGCTCGGCGGCGAATGTTAGTTTTTCTTCCAACTTGTCGCGTTGGTCTGCATCAACACGGAACGTCCGGCAAGATTCCACGCGGGGAAAAGGTTCGCAATTCCCTCCGTTACCTCTTGAACGGGCGATTCATTGGAATACTTCTTGACAAGCGTATGTCCGTGCATAACCTTTTCGGCTACGCTTCCGGGCATTGCCTTTGCGTCAATTGGCTTCTTCCAATAAGTGTTGCCAAGAACCTTGCTTTCGCTGAACAACATCACGTCATCCTCAAACGGATTTTCCGTCAAGCGTGAACCGTCCGCAAGTTCAAGCGTGATGTCTTGGTCAATCACGATGATTTGCAAACCGCGATAAAGTTCTTTCTTCTTGGCAAGGTACGCATTGACCGTTGCAAGGTCGGGCGCATCCTGTGAACCGACAACGTTCTGAACGAATGACGCACACTTCTTGTAAACTTCCTCTTGGGATGCGAACTTCTCGAATGTGTCAACGTTCATAAAAAGAAACTTGTAAGTTGCGCCATAGAGTTTCTTGCCCAACTTCAAGGCTTTTGGAATGTCCACGGTCAAAGGCTTTGCGCCTGTGCCTGTTGAATACGAAACGGAAACGCCGATTTTCTGCTCCGCCGGGATAAGATAATCAACGTCATATTCGGTGACGATTGCCGCGTTGTTTGAATTGGTGAATGTCACCTTGCCAAGTGAAATTTGCTTCAATGCAATCCATTCGGCACGGGCGGCAACGCCATCCCAACAAAACTTGGTATCTTCCGCCCAAAACTCCACAAGTGCTTTCAAGTCGGGGTTGTTTGACGACATGGCAACCATGATGTCATATTCGGTCAATTCATCCTCGTTCTTCTCGCGCGAAATGGTAATCTTGGGGATGTCACCTTGGATGCGTGAAATGGCTTCACGGGTCTTGCGTGGAATTGTCGCGCCACGACTAACAAGGTCGGCGGCAATCTTCAAGCCCGATTGTGCTTCCAGCATCTTCCACGTCAAGAAATTGGTTTCCTTGAGTGGAAAAAGGGTTGGATAATAATAATCTTTAAGGTCATAGGTACGAATGACCGCGCCCATGTCCTTTTCATTAAGTCCAACCATTAACGATTTCTGCATATCGAATACGTTTTAAGGGTTAAACATAAGAAACACACGCAATGGATGCCTTGATTTCGGCATTCACGATTGGCGCGTTGCTCTCTCTTACAACGGCGTGAACCCAAGCGGAAACGAAAAGGTTGCTTCCCTGTTCCACGTCCTCGTTGCTTCCGGCGATGGCGCACGGAACGACTTTCAAGGTTTTATTTGCGCCGCTTGATTCAAACGCGCAAGTTCCAACCTTGACAATTGCGCCAAGCGTTGTGCCTACGGTGATAACGTCCTTTGCGGGATTGGACTTGTCAATGGCGGTGATGGTCTGACCATTGCAATCTGCGGTCGCAAAGCGGTCGCCAACCTTGAAATGATGACCTTTCGCAACCTCATAGGTCTTGGCGGCTGCATCCGCTTCGGTGATAACCTGTGCGGTCTTGCATACCTCAAACGCGCCATTCTTGCCCTTGCCAATTGGCGTTCCCTCAAACAATGACGAACCGCCAAGGTTGGCGACTGATACCGTCACGCCGCCGGGGATGTCCGCGATTCGGTGCAAAATGCACTTGACAACGCGGTTGTCCTTTGCTCTTTTAATTGTCAACGACATAATTTGCAATTTAATGGGTTAAACTTCTTTGCCCGATAACTCGTTGTTTTCGGGTTTAAGGCTTGCCACATAATCGGCAACGCCCTTGGAAATACCATCTTCGTTCTTCTGCGCGAACATGGGCTTTCCACTTGCGCCACCAAGGGCGGCATTCGCCACGTTTTGATTTGCGGTTTCGATGTCCGCCGCCTTGTCGTTCAAGTATTGCGTGAAATCATCATCGGTTGCGAATGACATTCGGGCGAAATCTTTCAAGGTTTGCGCCTTGAATGTTTCATCCTTGCATCCGTTCAACTTCTCATTGAGTGCCGCAAGCCTTGTTTCGGCAATGTTCTTGGTTTCGTAACCGGACAATTTTTCTTCAAAGGGCTTCACGGCTGCTGCCACGGCTTCTTTGACAATTGCGGCAATGTCGTTCGGATTCTCGGTTGGCGGAATGCCGGGTTCACCCTGCTTCTCCTTGAAATCGTACTTCTTGCGCAAGTTGGTTTCAAACGTCTTGTTACTTTCGGACACCTCTTTGTCCACATCGGCGCGATAGTCCTTTGCAAATTCCGTCACTTGCGCATCGGTGACTTTCTCAACAAGGGCTTTCGCTTCATCCTCGTTGGTTGCCTGTAAAGCAAGAACGCCCGCCAGCATGCCCAACGCATCCTTTCGCACGCCTTGGAACTTCGCCACAAGTAATGCCAAAATGGTTTTCTTCATACGAACAAATTTTTTATTAGTAAATCAAATCGTGGCAAAGATAACGTGTTTTATAGTGAAACACCACGAAAATTTCCCCAAGTTATGCCCGACTTATCAACAAATTTGCATTGCAAGTGCATTTTTTTCGGTGAAAAAGTTTGTTTTATTAAATAAATCTATTATCTTTGTGGCGTGTTTCATAGTGGAACACACCCGAACGGGTAAACAAATAAAACTTTCGCAACAATATGGCAACTGAAAAGCAAGTAAAACAGGCAATCAAACAAGTTCTTGATTCTGAATACATGAACAAGATGGTGACTTTTGACAAGGGATGGAAATTCAAGGTCAAGTCTTACAACATCCGCACACGTTCAAGATTCATCCCCAAGGATGAACGCGATGACTACGGATGCGATGTTGACGCAAACAAGTTCTTCATCATTGAGTTCAACAACGCCAAGGATGAAATGGACGCGACCGATGCCGCCGCCATCTGCTTGACCCTTAATCCCGCCGGACAAATCGGAACAACGGGCATTCCTTATGACTACGAAATCGAATCGGTAACATCCGACCTTGATTTGGACATTTACGAAAAGGTATTGGCAATCATCAACAACAAGTGATATGGCAAAATCAAGTTATTACACGCCGCGTTGTATGGCGTTCAAGGCTGCTTTTAAGGGTATGCCGGGCATTACCACGTTTGAACATGAATTGGTCGCATACGATGGACAATGCACGGACTTTGGCGGTTCTGCTTACGTTGACAAGCTGGAATGGGTTGCCATCATCGCAACCGATGGCAAATTCATGGTGTACATCAACAATCCCGGATGCCCGGTTGATGCCGATGGTTGCCCAATCTTCACCAAGGAACACCCACAACAACAATGGGTGTTCGGATATTACGAATCGTTTAACCGGGCTTTGAATCGTGCCGTTGCAATTACCAAGGCGCGCAAATATCCAAAGCCCATTGAAATATGGTAACATGAATCACGGATATTGTAAGAACTGCTTTTGGTACAAATGGAATCATTGTTTCATGCAAGATGTTGGAACAAAAGATGATTCATATTGCCCGGACTACATCAACCGAAACCGCACAAAAGAAACGTTGGATGACGTGTTGAAAAGCTGGGTTGAACGCGGATTGACAACGTATGTTGAATTAGAACAAATAAAAAATGGAAATCATGGATAAAAGACAAGAAATTGAATCCATCGCAAGCCGCTACGACTTGGATGTTGATTTCGTGCAACAACTGCACGACAAAGTAACGGACAAGGAAAACTTTGCCCGTGCCGTGAAAATGTTCGTGGATGGCACATTGCCATTCGCCGTTGCAACCGGGGATGCTCCAATCAATGTTGCACACATCCGGCATGATGTCGCCGTGAATCTTCTTGCGCTTCGCAAGACGCGCGCGGATAAGGTCAAGGAACAAATGGAAATGCAACGCCGGATTGTTGAATATTACAACGGATGCCGCCACGTCACGATGACACACAAGGGCAACAAAAGCATCCGGGAAACGGTGTTCATCAAGGATGGGTTGATTGTGGCGTTCGGTCACTTTGAACCAAAGCAAGGCGGCATCTATTCCGCCAACAACCCGGTGATGCCGGATTTCCGTTGGCAACCGCACGATGTGTTGGGTCGCTTGCGTAAGCTGGACAAAGGCTTTTATCGCAAGGTCAAAAAGGCGGCGACAGCTTCACCGCGCGAATGGTTTGATTTCACGGGTTCAACAATAAGAAATAAATAATATGGCATATTGTGAAATTAAAAGCATCAACGCCCCGGAAAAGACGTATGGCGACCATCTTGTTGTCAAGAATATAAGCGTTGTTGATTCTTGGTCATATCCGGATTGTAGTTACAAGGAACGAATAAGATTTTTGTTTACGCCATGCGACAAACGCGGTTATATATGCGCCGTTGATGACAACAACATCGTTGAAATAACACTTGACATTGAAACCGGATATATACCGTATGAAATCGTTGGACGTTCCTTGAAGGAAACTTTATCCGGTGCTTTCCGTATCGTTAAACTTGACGAATTGATAAAGGCTTTCAAATATAGGGGTTATTATTGTAAAATATAAATATTACATAATATGGATGTTGAAGCAAACAATTCATTACGCTCTCAAATAGCTTTGTTTTTAGAAAAACATTGCCCGGATTTTGCATACAAAGGGCGTGCAATTCATGTCGGGTATTGGGAAACATCATCCGACCAACTAATTGAACTAACAAAGCCGAACGGCGATGCCGAACGTGCCGCGTTTCGCCTTATTGTCCATTTTCCAAACGAATATGGCATTCCGATTCATGTTGATATGTTCCCCGCGCCATATTGGGAATGGGAAACGGTGTTCAATGGATATATTTCAAACGTGTGTGACTTGATTCGCATTTTCGGGTTTCAATTGGGAATACCTTTGCAAGACTTGTTCCAATATGATTCATTAGGGAATGCCATTTGCCCAAAGAAATATTTGTCAAATACGACAAAAGCAAGATGCGTTGGATGTCCTGTTGGTGATTCGTGCGAATACAAAGGCTTATTAAACAAATGACAATGTACGGACAAACGATTTATCATGTTTCATTCGGTGACGATGACAACCATTATTTCGGTTCAATCGCCGCCATATATGACCATTTCACGCCGCATGAACTTGGCGTGTCTGCTTCAAGGTTGTGGAATTATGGCATCACGGAACAAAAGCCATACCGCAACAATAAGGTAATCATCCGCCGTGGGGTGATTCAACGCAAGAAAACAAACCGCAAAAATCCAAATGCAAAATGAAAATAAAAGGAAAGACAATTTTCGATTTCTGCAAAGATGCTGAAACGCGAAAGGAAATAATCGGTGGCGATTACACCGAATCGTATTACAAAGGATTCCCGGATTCTACGAAATACGAACATCTGATGAAATATGCCATTCTTACAAATAACAAGGATTTGTTTGATTCCGCAAGTTCAATGTATGGCGTGGCAAAAAAAGATGCCGCAATCATTCAAAATGATGCGATAAAAACAGGCACAATAATTGATTAAACTTGGCAAAGGTGGAAAGGACATTGCTTCCTTACCACCTTTGTTGTTATATAACGTCATTATTTGCCAACCATTCATCAAGTACTTGTTCTTTGCTTTTAGTAACGTATTTTGTACCATTCCATGAATATGTTGCATCGGTACATTCAATCGTCTTGATAAGAGAGTTAAGGACGGATTTTTTCAATGGCTTGCCATGTTTGTCTTTGATTCCGCCTTTTGACAATCCATCAATCAAACCGTTTTTTTGGTCACAATATGGCTTTTCATAAAGATGTTCACGCACGGCATCCAAAACCTTTTTTGCATCAAGCCCCAATTTTTTGATGACATAATCGTAATTAGTGACCATCCGGTTGTAACCCGTTGACGCGCGCGATTGCATATATTGTGGATGTGGTGTCGCCGGACAACCAAGAATCTTGTAAAATTCCGGTAATGTCTTTCGCGCCACAAATTCGTTTGCAAGTTCCATGTATGAACGTTGCATATTCGTATTGCAAAAATTCGCACGCTGGAATACTCCACCAATCCATTGCGGCTTGTTTCTGTTGTGTGTAATTTCATGCCAAAGTGTTGCCATTGCATCCGCTTCAACATCGGTGATGTCGCCCCATTTGCCTTGCCCAATCTTTCCCAATGCGGACATAACCCCGCTTATTCGGTCTGCCTTTAATAACAAAAGTCCATTCATGTTTGTTGAGCCATTATTTCCCGGATTGGTTTCTACACGCAAATCCAGATCATCATGTTCAAACCATTTTTCCGTTAATCCGGCATTTATTTTTTTGAATGTGTCATTTACTTCTGCATGGGTCGTATATGTTGTTTTTAATGCTGGATGTATCGCCGTTGATGATGAATTTGCAATTTTCTTCTTCAAGTCGTTCAACCTTTGCATTATCATTGCTTTCAGCGATGCCCATCCGCTTTTGTCATTTGTAACGGCTACAATATCGGCTTGCACATCACTTGAATCAACATTCATGGACGTTGCCGCCTTTATTGTGCGTTGTGCATCGTTCATATATGCCTTGTATTCGCGTTGTACTTCATCGCAACGCTTATCCAACACATCAAACGCCAACATGATTTTTGCCGACTTTCCGGATGCAATGGCAATATCAAGTTCCGTGACATCAACAGCCCATTCCAAGCATCTTGAACGGATTGCAGCATTCTCGGATTCCATTCTTGATGCCGTACTTTGAATGTCTGAAATTGCCGTTTGTATTCCGGCGATGTTTTTTGACGCAACGGCGGAATCAAGCGAATGCAAACTTCCATTCAATCCCCATTTTTTCGCCATTGCTCGCGCCTGTGCAATTTGCGATTGGTATGCCGCAATTACATCCACATTGACCGTTGGCATTTCTATTTTCAAGCCCTTGTCAAGTCGCCCGTCAACAAAGTTGTCCCGGATGAAATATGGTGTTGATGACCATCCCTTTTGCGCTTCAATGTGTTGTTCCACCCATTCGGTGAACTCCTTTGGCATTTCGGAAACAACGCTCTTGGCTTGCAAATGCTTGTATTCCGTGCCATGCAACGCCGCTTTAAGGTCGCCAAGTTCGTTTGCATCGAATGTTTCTTCATCCATCAAGATGGGCGTGGCGTAACACATACATTGTGGATGCCACCCTTTGAATTTGAATGTCTTGGGGTAACGTCCAACCAACTTTGAACAAATGTCGCACTTGCACAATGGTTCGTGGTTGCTCCGGTGAATTTCAAATCCAACAACGAAATCCAATTGTTGCCATCGTTGGTAATCGCTTTCCCGGTACGCCATATTGATTTCCGAACGTGTCAAGCGCATCGCGTTCTTGTAGCTGGAACGATAAACGCCTTGTCCGGGATGATAGGCACGGGCATTCTTTGACAACACAAGGTTTCCGCGCTTGTCACGAACACGCCGGAATAATCGGTACGGTTCGCGCAAGTTCTGCCGGACATCGCGGGATAGTTCATCCGCGCTTCTTCCCTCACCAAGTCCGACATCAAGGGCAGATTCCATTTGTGCCTTGTATTGGTCAACGTACTTCCATACGCGTTGCGAAAGGTTCATTCCCTCCACCTTGCGACTTTGGAACGCCGAAAGCGCATCCAAGTTGCGGTCTTGCATCTTCTTCAAGCGTGCCTTGCTCAACTTGGATGTGTCCATGATGGATGAAATGAACCCGTCATTCTTGGCACAAGCGAAAAGCCATTGTTTCTTTGAACCGGATTCGATGACGGTTGTCACACGGGATGCCAATTGTTCCGTGATGCGCTGCATCTCCTTTTTCACGGATGGGTACATATCGAACGAAAAAGGCTTGTCGGGGTCAATCTTGCCGCGCGCTGCCGCCCTTGTGATTGCCGTTGTCGCCTTGTCATACAGGCTTTGCACGGCTTGAACATACGCGTCCGTTGTCCTGTAATGCCTTGCGTCCCATCCTTGAATGGAAAATCGTGTTGTTTCCTGCCTTTTTGCCATTACTTGTTGATGAAATAGCGACAACGCCAAAACCCATCATCCCCCGGATGACATTCGGCGCACTCGCAACAATATAAGTCGCCAAACACGCGCACCCAATGTTTGCAGTTGTCGCAAAGGTTCGTTTTACTCATTCTTTCTTGGTTTGAAATGTTCACATTGTAGGTCATTGAGGAACTTGCACCATCGCCCGTGTTCCGTCTTGTGGTCTTGCTTGCAACGGCACAATATCAAATGCCCATCAATCGCCTTGGAATGCCAATCGTATGATTCCGCGCAATCCCGGCATCGGAATTGTGGCTTTTTCGCCTGTTCCTTTGCCGGGGTTCTTGTTGTTCTTGGATAACGTGGCATTACGCATCGCCCTCCAATTGCGGTTCACCGATGATGAATGAATTGTCGCGCGTGTCCTGTTCTTCCAACTTCTTCATGGTCATTTCCGGATTCTTGGAAATACCCGCGCCGATGATGGATTCTTCTTGCGACACAACGGGTTTGTTGCCGTTGGCGGTCATCCAATAGTTCAAATCGTCAATGTCTGACGTAATCATGTAAGGGATGATTTCGGGTTCAATCATAATGGATTCGCACGCATCCGCCAAGCTGGTGTTCATCTGCGCGATATACTCCAAGATGACATTCACACGGCGTTGCAAGTAATCATCAAAGATTTCGCACTTGTCTTGCACTTTCAAATGCGCATCCATGAAAAGCAACTTCAACGCCACGCCGGACATCGCGCCCAATCCCTTGACCGCATCAAAGGAAATGTCGGGCGTTTGCGTGATGGTGTAAATCAGTTTCAACAACGTGTCAATCTCCAACTTGACCGCTTCCGGTGCTTGCTGCCATGACACATATTGCATTGTTGCGCCCTCTTCGCCCTCGATGACCGCGCCGGATTCGCCTTTCTGCGCCCATCCGTTGATTTGTCCGGTCGTGAAAATCTTCGGGCTTGCGTGATAATCGTTCGTGTCGGCAAAGTTCGACAACAAGGTTTCCAATCGGTCAATCAACGCGTTCACATCCTCGGTTTCAAACTCCGGTTGGTGTCCGTATATTACAGGAATTTTGTTGATGCCCGTCTTTTTTGGATAACCATCAACGCAATCAAATCCGTTCGCGCCATTTATCCACAACCAATGCTCGGTGTCCGTGAACGTTTCAAAATAGTTCGTGACAACACCATCACGGGTTCGGGCAAAGGAACGTGAAAACGCCACCATGTCGCCCGTTTCATCGAAATATGGGTAAAGTGTATCACCATAGGCGGGCGAAAAGATGGTACAACGCATCTTGAATTGCGATGGAAAGCCATATTTCGTGTTCGGGCTTTCAACCGGATACCAATATTCGGCGGCTTCCTTATATCCGAAAATGGAACGTCCAATCTTTCGGTTCAACGACTTGCACTTCACACCATACAAAATGCGGTCAAGGGCGCGCGCAACGGCTTCTTCCTGTTCGTTCTCCGGCGTTGAATTGTAAGCCGGGGAATTACCGAACACGAATGACACCGCGCGTTTGATTATCAACTTTTGTAGTGTAACGGCGACACGCGCCACGCGTACCGTTTTGAAATTGGTGCTTTCCCCATCGGTTGAAATAACCTTTTGCGCGGAATCCGCTTCATTGTCCGCCGAAACTTGAACGCGCTTGTCCGGGCGCAATATCGGCGACATAATATCATGCAACTTTGGGTCAAGTGCTTTGTTTGCACTCTCCACATCGGGTTGTGGAATGAAACGGCAAGACTTCAATTCGGAAATCACATCGTTTGCCGTTGCAAGCTGAAAAATTTCTTGTATCGTCATATCATTTTATTGTTTTGAATTATACTTGACCAAACAGGGCGGCAACGCTCGTTTGCTTGCCTTGCTTGCGTTTCTCTATCGTTCCGGTCAATGCGTCCGGCGCGTCATCATGTTCGTTGCGTCCGGCTTTCAGATAGCCACAAATCGCCTTTGCAAACTCCGGGAACAAATGTTTCCATCCTTGCGGCATGAATGTCAAGTTCTGAACCATCGCCGAATGGGAATAAATGCGCGTGTCCTTGTTCTCGCGCTGGGCAAAGGATGTGAACTTGGTCTTTCCATTTCCAAGCAAACGGCATTGCCTTTCCACGTTGTTCTTGAATAGGCGACCGCCGTTGTTCGCTTCGACAATACATTGCGCCACGCCGTGTTTCGTCAACATCTTGGCAAGGGCGGGTTCGGTGAACTCAACGGGCTTTGTCGTGTAAAGCACATCCACGATGTAATTGCCAATTTCCGTTTCGTCATATACGATGGCGCAAAGGTAGTCCGCGCCCGTGTCGGCGGTGTCCACATAGCAACGGCGTTGCAATTGCAGCGTTGCCGGGCGCACAAGGTATTCAACGAATCCGGCTTCATACATCAATCCGGCGCGCGGTTGCGGGTCTTGTTGATACAGGGATTCAAACACTTGTGGATTGCGTTTCCGGATGGCTTGCAGCTTTTCAAGGTTGTGTCGTTCCGCCCATAATGGTTCACCCTCTTGTCTTGGGTCGTATTCGGTCGGCGCGCCCTCCTTGATGGCTTGATACACCACGACAACCCATCCGTTCGGGTTGTCCTTGGCATCATAAACGCCTTGTTCGCGTAACAACTTGCCCGCAAGGTCATCTTCGTGCCATCGGGTAAATACAATCAATTGGCGCGAATCGTTGTGCAAACGTGTTTCGGCAACGGTATCGTACCAATCGGATATGTTTTCACGGACAATGGGCGACCATGCCGTTTTCGCGTCCTTGTAAATGTCATCCATGATTAGGATGTCCACGGGTTCACCTGTCAACGCACCACCAACGCCCACCGTCTTGAATCCGCCAACATGGTTCACAATCTCGCATTCTTCCGTTGTACGGATGTAACCACGCCCGGAATCATCGGCAAAGCTGGATTGACCAAGCGTTGTTTCCGGAAATATGTTGTGATACTCCGGCGTATCAATCACACGTTGGATTTCGCGGTTGAACTTCTTCGCCTTTGTTGCCGAATAGGAAACGACCGCCAAGCGCAAGTCCGGGTTGCGCCCTAACAGGTACGCGGGCAAACGGCGCGTTGAACCCTCGGACTTTCCATGCTGCGGCGGCATGAACACCATCAACTTTTTCACGCCACCATCCGCAAACTTGGATAAGACGTGATAATATCGGCGATGAAAATCAGCCGGGCGGAATGTTGGCATCGTGGCAAGTGTAAAGCGCAACAAATCGGAACGACTTTCACGATAAAGCCGTTCTTGCATCGCTTGGATAAGCTGAATCCGTTCGCTTCTTGTTGCTGCCATTACTCCAATTTCCTTTGTAGATCTTCGATTGTGCTTGCCAATTCCTCATCGGTCTTGCTCGCAAACAAATCCTTTCCATCTTTCCCGGTCACTTCCGTTGATTGCTTGTTCTTCCAATGTTCCGGGTCGCCATTGGTCAACGTGAATATGATTGCCGCCGTGTCCGCTTGGATATGCTTCTTTGTGTTCGTCTGCTCCTTGATAATCGGTTTCGGGTTGCCTTTCTCGTCTTTCACCTTGCCGGGAACGGTGACAACCTTTGTTTCCGTTACGTCATACCCTTGTATCTTCTTCAACAATGATTTCTTGGCTTCTTGCACAAAGAATTGCATCCGTTCATCCTTGGCATCCGCAATCATTTGCCCAAACTCCGGATGTTCTTCTTTCCATTGATGGAATGTCTTTGGTGTTATTCCCACTTGGCGGCAAATCTCGGCGATGGTGTATGTGTCCGACTTGATAAGCCCGACAATTTTGTCAACAATCTTTTTTCCGTACTTTGCCATAATTGCCTTTTTTAGTTGAATTTTATCACTTTAATCACTCTTTCAGTTCGACCGAAAAGCCACGGTCTTGCAGTTCGCTAAACAACAATGACAACTTCGTGACATCGCCACATTCAACAATCAATCGGGTTGATATTTCCTTTTTCCCCGATGATTCTTCTTGTTCGGGTTCTTCTTGCACGGGAACATCCACGCCCCATTCTTGCGGTTCAAAACCCCATTGTTGTGAAACTTCTTCAATCAAGGATTCATCCCATGCAAGGTTGGCTTTGCTTGTGGCGTTATCTGCAAGCGCAAGTTCACGTCCCTTGGCGGAATCAATGTCAATGTCTTTTCGCTTGACCGCAACAAGCTGGTTTCCGTCAACCTCCACAACCAAAACATCGGTGAATCCAATGTCGGCGGCTTTTTCTGCGGTCTTGTTTCCGGCGATGATGCGGTTGTTCTTGTCAATAACGATGGAACGTGCCAATCCGAATTTGCGCAATGATTCATCCATCAATCGGTCGCCATATTCCGTTCCCTTGTTGAAATTCTTGTTGTCCGGCACAAGACTTTCGATGTTGGTTTCAATGATTTTCGTCATAACTGGATGAATAAGCGCAACAACATCATAACAGGAACGGAAACGCACGCGCCGGACGCTGCGCCCATTGCGGTGAATACGAAATCCATCAATTCAACCGTTCCGTGTCCCTTTGAATCCCACCATTCTTAGATTGCTCCGGCAATACATCCGGCGATGAATCCAATCAGCGCGCCCCATGCCAAACCAACGTAAAACGCGGAAATAACGCCCACAATCAAACCGATTGCCATTCCAACTTTGTAATGCTTGCGCTTGTCGGGCATTTTTGCGGCTTCTGCAATACTTTTGCACGCTTTCGCGATAACTTCACCAACAGAAATAAAAAACGCTCTCAAATGGGCTAAAAACGGCGTTTTCTGAAAAACACGTTCCCCGGCAACAAAAACGGGCGGTTGTGTCTTTCCGGACATTACGCCCAACCATACCTTGCCACCGAACAAGATGTTGATTCTTTCCTTGATTGATGGCTTCCAACATGACACACATTGTTTGCCATCACACCAAACGGGCAACGTGCCACATTCCGAATCCGACAATGTGCCGGGCTTCTGCAATACCTTTGTGGATTGTTTGAAATTTATTGGTTTCATATATGTAACTTTTTGATATTATGCAAATGCAATGCAAAGATAAAGGGTGTTTCACTATAAAACACCCTTTATCGAATTAAGTTATCAAAAAGTTATCCACTTATGCTTTCATGCGGACGGGCAATCCGGCATAAGTCCACGCAAGCAACGCGGCATCGCGTGCATCTTGATTCGTTCTTCCCATGATTCCCGTGAATGATGCAAGTTCCTCATGTGTTATCTTGCGGTCTTTGCCTTTCCAACACTTCAACAACGGGATGTGTGGCAAGACTTCGATTCCCCAATGTTCGCACATTTCGATGATTTTGCGCCCGGTTTCATGGTTCGCGCCGACATCCTTTGCAATCTTTTCCGCCTGTTTGCCTTGTGCGGCGTGGAAACAAGATTTCTTGTTCATCCATCCGGCTTCAACGACCACAATCAAGGATTCGCCCGTTTCATCCCTTTTCGCTTTCGCGTGCTGCAAGTATTCAAGCAACAAAGGGAATGAAAGGTTCGTCACCTCCAATTGCCTTGTCTTGACTTTGAGAAACGCCACGCCGGACTTTTCCTTGTCCGGGTCAATGGCAATGATGTTGTCGTGTTTCATTAGAACGGCAAGCCATCGGCGTTTTCGGGTTGCGCGGCGGGCGCGGCTGCTGCATAGCCGTTGCCCTTGATGTCGCAAAGCTGGATTTCGCTTGCATTGCAGTTCACGGCAACTTGCCAATGTTTGTTCTTGTCTTGGTATTGCTTCACGCTCATACGACCACGAACAAACACCTTTGCGCCACGCTTCAAATACTGCGTCAATCCGCCGCCATCGCCGAACGAAAGAACGGACACCCATGTTGTTGATTCAACCGTTGTGCCGTTGGCATCCTTGCGGCGTTCCGAATGTGCCACGTTGAATGACACATATTTCTTGCCGCCAAACTCCTTGATTTCGGCATCCGCGCCGATGTTTCCGATTACTTCAATTTGTAACATAATGATTTTTTGAATTAAGTGTTATATACTTTTTCATAACTGCACCACGTTTCCCCGTCATAAGTCACTTGCTGGTCTGACTTGTCAACGATGGCAACGATTTGGGATTGGTCAATCCGCAAGGATTCAAAATCCTTGGTTTCAACCGTTGTGCGTTCCCCGGTCATTGGGTTTTCGGTTATGACGATATACCGCATAAGCAATGCTTTTGTTGTGCGTTTGCATTGCACTTGGTTAATACGCTTTGCCGTGTTTCGGCGGTCGCGTTGCGTTATACTTCATCTTTTCGCCAATGTGCCAATCCAAATCAACGTTGATGGACTTCGCCCATTTTGTGACGTACTCCAAACCGAATTGGATGCGCTTTTCAATGCCGATGATGTCACGGCACAAACCTTTGGTCAAGGCAAATGCGTTTTCCGTGAACGTGAACTTGTCAAACGCGCGATGATACTTGCAAGGGTTCATCTTGTCAAAGTCCACGCCCAATGCTCCGGCAAGGTCGCCAAGACGAATGGCAACGTCCGCCATTTCATCTTCCAAGGTGTCCTTGATTAGGACTTTGAAATTCTCGCTACTGTTGAACGTTCCATCATTGTACACTTCAAGGTTGGCGTGCTTCCCGGCTCGATGCGCTTCAACCATTTCGCCAATCTCCGAAACGACAAGCATCAAACAATGCTCGTTACTCTCTCGCTTTTCCCAAAATCCGTGCTTCACGGCGTTGGCATGGGATTCTTTTGCCAATTTGTTGAAATTCATGTTTTCAAAATTTATTGTGTTAAACTTACCCGGTTATTTCAAAATCAATCTCGTTGATGTTCTTTTCAAGGACTTTCAAGCACGCCTTGATGTTGGTGTCACATTCGATGACTTGGTTTCCGCAATACGCATCCAAACAGGTTTCCAACTTATCCATGTATGGGTTTTTGATGCTTTGGGCAAATCCCATCTTGGCTTCAATTATCTTGTCCATGCGCTTGTTGTGGTCAACAAGGAAACGACACATAAGAACACCAAGGAACGCATCCGTTTTCATGTCCTTGTAGATGTCGCCCGGAAATTGCTTCTTATACTGCGAATTGACACAATACCAAAATATCGTGAAATCGCTTGTGTACTCCTTGAAAAATTCTTCCGTCTGCTTTTCTATACGCTGGATGTGTCTTGCATCCAAATCCTTTTTCAAGGAATCAACATATTCTTGGCGGACGTGCTTCACGGCACGGGACAACTTGACGGTTTCCGGAATCTTGTGTTCGGCGCAATACTTCATCACCTTTTCGGCATACACCCACGCCAAATGCGAAATGACCAATGGCACGAAAGCAATCATCATGTTTTCGTTGAACGTGAATGTTTTCATCATCCAATCGGTATCATGGCGCACACTCTCCTTGAATTGCTTTTCGGTCATCATCGGCGACAAACCATTGATATTGTTCACAATCTCCTTTTCAAAGATGTTGTCATACATCCGTTTTTCCGCCGCTTTCAGTTCTTCCGGCGTTGGCTTTTCTTCGTGTCCGTGTTCAATTTCCGGGGCTTGTTCAATTTGATTGAACACAGCCGTTTCGTTGAACATGGATTCACCCTTTGAGAAATCAAGGATTTCATCGCCCGGCGCGGATTCTTGTTCCTTTGGCTTGATGAAAGGGCAAATCTTGGCGTTGTGGCACGCGTTGAATGACCTTTCGTTGATTTCCATGTCCCCGGCTGCTTGCGCTTCCATGTCGCGTTGCAATGCGCATTTGTATTTCGGGCATCTGCCAAGCTGGGTGTTGTACCATACCGCCTTGGCGCACCTCATGCAATTATCTTGTTGCCAATATGACATCTTTATGTCGTTGGCGAATATCCTTTCATTTGTTGTTTTCATTGTTGCGAATATTAGAATGCAATTCGATAATCTTTGCCCTTTAACGATGGGCGTTTGCTTTCGATGAACTTCTTCAAGTCGTCAAGTTCGATTGGGAACAATGGACAAAACTTGTATTTCAACGTGCAAACAAATCGGTCATTCAACATGACATCAAGGAATAAAGTTTTCATTGCACACCATCCTTTCTTTTTGATTTTTGGAAACATTTGCCACTACACCAATTGTTGCTTTCCGTGTAATAGCCGCCAAGTTCACAACGTCCGACCATTCTCCCGTATGCTTGAAAGGCTTCATAATGGGCGCAATGCTCGCATAATTTTGCGTTTCTTATTATCGCCTTAAATATGCTTACATTTGCTTGTGGGTCGTTCGTCTTATTCCATCTTACATTCGCTTTCCTGTAAAGGTTTGCGAAATGGCGGAATTTCTTTCCGTCTTTGATGTCATCGGATTCATAAAAACGCTTGTCCGTTTGACAATCCCATATTTTAAGAATCTTCCTTGCCGTTCTTATCTTCATTGTTTAACTTCTCCTTATATCGTCTAACAAAATGGGATGCTTGACCAATTGCCGCATCTGCAATGTACCTCGTTTCGGACTTGCCTTCACTCAAAGCCGCGTTCTTTACTGCTGCACGAAAACCACACTTTTCATTATCCGCATTTAGTGCAACCATCATTCGCGAAAACATATCACTTGCAAGGTTATATTGACGCATTTCCCAATCAATATTTGATTTTGCATTGTCCGCTTGCTGGCGGGATGATTCATTGTCGCTTCTTCTTTCTCTTTCTATCTCGTTTCGGCATTCCTTACAAATACCTTTGTATGCAAGCGAAAACGCATTGACGGGCTTATATTGACCGCATTTTGCACATTTCTTCGTTTCCATTGTTATTGACGTTTTTATATTTATTACACTTCAAACGAAATTCTTTCAAGACAAGACATTCGCAATGCCAAGTATTACGGAATTTATCTTTCGGTATTATGTCCGCCACGAATACGCATGATTGACATTTTTTGGGGATGCTTGCGTATTTCATTTTAGAATAAACTTGCTTGAATTGGGCGGCTTAAAACCTTTTCTTGTGCCGCCTTGAAAAAGTCCTTTTTGATTTCAAATCCGTATGCGCGCCGCCCAAGTTCCTTTGCGGCGAAAAGCGTTGAACCGCTTCCGGCGCACGGGTCAATGACAACATCGCCGGGGTCGGTGAATATGCGGATAAGGTATTGCAACAATGGCACGGGCTTTTGTGTCGGATGTACCTTTGGCGTTTTGGTGTCACGTCCCCAATCAATGCAATTGAACACCATTCCACCGCCAACGGCATCATTGTTGAACTTTGGCAACTTGTCGCGATATAGTAACACGCCATATTCGCAATTTCCAACGATTCGCATATTGGCTTTCAATACCTGTGCGGAAAAGTTCTTCCGGAATACAAGGTTTATATAATTCTTGAATCCGTACTGCTTACCCAGTTCGATGTATTTGAATTGTTGTTCGAACTCGCAAAAGATTATCATGCACGGTGCTTTCCCGGATTCCTTGGGTTCTTTCACAAGCATTTGCGAACAAAAGTGCATAAATTCAGCCGGGCGAAAATCCTTGTCGGTGTCGAAAAACTCCTTTCCGGCTTTGTCCGATTCCCCATTCTTGTTGTCCCCGTCAACATACCACGATGGATTGCTGGCGTATGCGTTCTTTCCAAGGTTATATGGCGGGTCGGCAATAATCAATTGCGCCTTTGGTATGCCATAAACCTTGAAATTCTGAAAATGGTCATTGAATAATTCAACTTTGTTCATAATCTTATTTTCTAATTTTTGATAACCATTGGTCATATATGCGGGATGCCACTTGTGCCATCATCACGGGTGGAACGCTCATTCCGCAAACGTAATGCGGACGTTGCCCGGCGAAATCATAATCAACCGGAAAGGATTGAACCTTTACAACCTCGGTGTCCGAATAATAACACGGGCGTTCATAATGCACCATGTATGATTTATCCGTTACCAACGTATGCGAAACTTCGCCGGGCTTCCCGAATCTCATGTTAAACATTGATTCCTTTCCATTGATTCTCTTTGTTATGTCACCAAAGCCATCATCGGATGGTTGGCGCGCTTCCCATACTTCACGCATTCTTTTGCTTTTGATTTCATCTCCGTTGTAATCGGCGACCTCACCGAACAGGATTGGTGGTTCATTAAAGTTCAAGTCCAAATACGGGACGGCATCAAACAACGTTTGTTCGCAAGGAACGAACCCGACCAAATCTTTGCGCAAGCACACGAAAAACACACGTTGCCGCCTTTGAGGAACACCCATCGTTTGGGCATCAAGCAAGTAATGGTTCACATAATATCCGGCATCATCAAAGCCACGATAAATGTTTGTCATATACTCTTTCGCGCTGCCAAGCAACAATCCTTTCACGTTTTCCGCAACAACGACTTTCGGTTGCAACCGCTTTGCAAGCTGGATGAAATCGAAAAACAACGTGTCAAGAACTTGTTCGGCTTGTCCCTCCCGGAACTTCTTCATCTTTCCCCATGCTTCTTCACGGCTTCCCGCCATGCTGAATGTGGAACAAGGCGGTGAACCATCCAAGATGTCAAGGTTGAATAACTCCGGCGGCAAATCCTGTTTATCCTTGAATGTCTGAATCGGTTCAAGGAAAGGGAAACGTGGATTGTGATTCTTGCAATATGTGAACATCATGCGGTGGTCTATTTCGTTGCATCCTATCACATCGAATCCGGCTAACTTGTAGCCCATAGAACTACCCCCCACAAGCAAAGCACGAAAAAACCGTGCCTTTGTCTTTGGTGAAATGGGCATCCGCCAAAGTCCAACGATAATCAAATTTGTGCATTGTAACTTATCTATTTAATATATCATTCACTTTCGTGGCTAAATCTCTAAACGGCGGGTTGAATCGCATATCATCGTTGTACTTCTTCAACAAGTGCAACATGGATGAATGGTCGCGGTGGACATATTGCGCAATCTTCGTCAACTTCATCTTCATTGCCCGGCAATGGTGAACGAATATCATGCGCGCATAGAACCCATCACGCTTGCGCGACTTAGTGATATAATCTGAAAACTTCAAGCCCATCACTTCGTGGATGGCGTTTTGGATGCGCATCACGTTCCGGTTGTCACGGGCAAAGCTGGATTCAAACCAAATGTCCTTGCCAAGACGAAAGGCGATGTCATATTCAATGCCCGCGCCCGTGCTTCCCGTCCAATTGTCCATCATGTAAATGGCATCACAGCCAAATAACAATTCGATGTCCTTGATCATGTGCGATTCCCAAGATGCCTTTTCGTCACACAACCCAAATTCCAACGGGTTCACAACTTCAAACCCGATTGATTCAAGCAACGCTTGCGAATTGGCGAACCGTTGCTTTGCTTCTTCGATAGGCAAGCCCGTAATCTTGCCCGATACATAAATTTTCATTGGCTTTTCTTCCTCTCTGCATTATAGATGAATTTGTTGATGAAATATTCCTTGCCTTTTCCTGTCACCATTGTTCGCGTGGTGGTCATCACTTCATCCGTCCGTGGGTTTGTCCACGTTTGCGGTTTCAGTTCAAACAAGCCAAGGTCAAGGGCTTTTTGTGTTGGCTGGTTTCGTGCCGTTCCAACGCTGCACAAATATTCGTTGTCGCGCAACCATTGGAAAAGCCGGATTTCCCCGAAATCCACGCCGTTTTGTTTCAGAATCTTTGCAAGTTCATCAATCCCGCACGATGACGGGGAATTGATGATGGCGGTCGCGAATGCCACTTTCGGGGCTTGCGCTTCAATCTGCTTTTGTTGGCTTTCGATTGTTTCCGCCTGTTCCGCCGCAAGCCGCAAAGCCTGTGCGAACGTTTGAGGAATCGCCGGGGATGCTGGCGCAAGTTCCTTTATCGTTTCCTCCATCTTGTTGAATGCGTTGATGAATGCCACTTTGAACGCCATCGCCTTTTCTCCGGTCAATGACATCGTAAGCAAGGAAAAGCCATCGCGGTTCATCAAGAACATGGGTTGTCGTTTCCCTTGCGCATCCGTGTATGTGGTTTCGGCAAACCAATGTTCGTTGGCTAAATTTTGAGCCGACCCCATGATGTTGCGGATTGACTTCATTATGTTCTTGTGCATCTTGCCGAACACCTGTGCAACCTTGACGGAATCGGTCACGGGCGTTCCCTTTTGCGTTTTGTAAACGCTTGATTGGATGATTTCATTCATAATTGTAAATTTTCATTGTTAGTAATCCAAATCAAAGTTTGCGGCGGTCTTTGCCCTTTATCACAAGATAGTTGCACATTTCTTGCAATCGGCTTGATACGCGGTCGCCATACCGTTCTTTGAGGATTTCGCCGCCCATCCTCAAATTCGATGTGATGAAAGTCATTTCGGCGTGCATATCACCCCGGTATTCGATGACGTAACGCACCACATCAAGACGGTTGCCCATGTAAAGCGTTTCCGGCGGTTCATTGCCAAGGTCTTGAATGGCAAGCATCGGCGCGGTCTTGTATTGCTGAATGTTGCCGGATTCCGCCCACACGTCACACAAACCATCGGCGCGTATTGTGCGCCAAGACAACGGGCGCGGGTCGTTGTCGGTATGCCATAAAACCTTGATTCCGATGGCTTGGATGTACGCTTGCATGATTTCCATGCACCACGTTTTGCCCGTTCCGGTGTTTCCGGCGATATAGATTCCGCGTTTCAGTCTGCCGGGGATGACTTGTCCCGATACAGGGTCAAGACACTTCATTGACGTGTCGCAATGCGCCCACTTGATGAAATTTTCAAAGGCGAATCGGTTTTCATCGTCAATGACGAACGCCGGATTCCGGCTTTTCCCGATTGCTTCAACAATCTTCATCGCGTTGTCAAGGTCATACCAACCCGGCTTGATGTATTGGTAACGCTGGAATCCGGAAAACATATCGCGTTGACGAATCGCGTTCAATACCTGTTCGATGCTTGGCATTGTCGGTTTCTTGTTCTCGTTGTTTACCATTCTTCGTTTGCTCTTTTATTGTTTCCGCCGGGGCGGTCTATATAGTTGCC